ACCCGTAAAGTTGCCCGTGTGTTCCTTGATGCTTTCGAGAACTCACGGGTAATCACCAAGACAGTTGATACTCAGCTTCTGGCTGACAAGTTCAACCCGTCATCTGGCTCCACTGTGGACTTCAAACGTCCCCATGACTACAAGACCATCCGTACTTCTGGCGGTGACATCTCTGCATCTACAAAGAGCGAAATCATTGCTGGTAAGGCCACTGGTACTGTCCAGAACTATTTCACTGCTGCTACCGAATGGGGCAACGTGGAAGAGGCTCTGCAACTGGACCAGCTTGAGAACATCCTGGCTCCGATGGCTCGACGCATTGTTACCGACTTGGAACTCGACTTCGCATCCTTCATGCTGAAGAACAGCTCGCTTCGCTACGGTACTCACGGCACTGCGGTGGATGCATGGTCTGATGTGGCTGGCGCTGGCGCGTTCATGGATTCAATCGGTATCGACCCAAGCACAGACCGCTACTACCTGATGAACCCGTTCACAACGGCAACATTGGCATCTGCTCAGTCTGGCCTGAACTCCGTTGACAGCCTGATCCGTACAGCTTGGGAAAATGCCCAGATCAGCACCAACTTCGGTGGTCTGCGTGCTCTGAGCGCAACGACTCTGGCTAGCTTCACTTCAAGCACTGGCGCCGACCGTGCCGGTACTTTGAGTGCTGCACCTGATGCAACTTACGTTACTGCGAAAGACACAATGACCCAGTCCCTGGCTGTCACTGCGTTCCAAGCAAACATGGTTGTGAAGGCTGGCGAGCTTGTAACCATTGCCAACGTCAACCGTCTGAACCAGTCAACCCGACAATCAATGGTGAGCGCAACCGGCACGGCAGTAGCATGGACTGGTGTGGTGACCGCTGATGTTACTTTGGGCGCGTCTGGCGAAGGCACGCTGGTAGTGGCTGGCCCTGCGATCTACGAAGCAACTGGTCAGTACAATACTGTAAACGCAGCTCCTGCTTCGGGCGCTGTAATTACAATCGTGTCTGCCACTGCGACTCTGTACCAACCAAACTTGTTCTACACTAAGCAGGCTTTCGGATTGGGCACAGTCAAGCTGCCGAAGCTTTACTCTACTGACACTGTTGCGACTACCTCAGACGGTATGTCCATCCGTATCAGTAAGTTCTCGGACGGTAACGCTAACACCCAAAGCATCCGCTTCGACCTTCTGCCTGCATACGCTTGCTTTAACCCAAGCATGAGCGGGCAGGGATTCGGAGTATAATTTCCTGCAAAATCAACGTGTTATGTTGGTTCTGTAGGTGATGGTAGAATGCAAATAGTGACGGGGGCTTCGGCCCCCTGATTTCTCCTCGGTAACAATCAGCAGGTAAAGTCAATGCCAACCAGCATCTGGATCAAACCAAGTGGCGTGGAAGTCACCGTAGACAGCGGCAGTTACGAAGCTGCTGCAAGTCTGGGCTGGAAGCCTAAAGCAGATCCGGCACCTGATGACGCAGAGAAGCGCAGAGGCAGACCGCCGAAATTCAAAGGGGCGTAATCATGGCGACGGTTGCCCAGGTAGCAAAAGCATCACTGCAAGCAATTCTGGTACAGGCGTCAGAGGCTCCTCTTGAGGCCGACGAGTATCAAGACTTCATCTTTGCGATGAACAACTATATGTCCAGCCTTGCGGCGAAGGGCATCAACCTGGGCTACACAGCAGTAACAGGGCTGGCCGACGAAGTCACCATTCCCCCAGGCGCATTAACTGGCTTAATTGCAAACATGGCATTTCAGTCTGTCCCGTACTACGGCGGAAGCGTCTCTCCAGAGCTTGCTGCAACGGCGCGTGAGGGAATGCAGGCGATGCGTCAGCTTGGTCAATACATCACGCCCACAAGCCTTCCATCAACGCTTCCTGTCGGATCTGGCAATGAAGACAACCAATTCGGTGATGGTCTGCACTTCTACCCGGCAAATGACCCATTGGTAGCAACACAAATTAGCGGCGGGATTGCACTGGAGATAAATACAAATGGTTGAGCGAACTTATGGTGTAAGGCAGTCAGACTTCGAGGCGCTTACGAGCATAACGCCAGGCTCCTACTTCGGTTTCTTCTACAACGGTTACAACTACAAGATCACCTACGCCAACTTCATCAGCGGGCTTGGTGTGACCGGCACGATTGTTCAGGATGGCGCAGTAACCGGAACTCCTGTTTTAGATGTGTCTGGCACAGTCAACAACATCCGCAACCTTGAGAACGGCACAGGCATTGCGTGTAGCGTGTCGGCAGAGAACGGCATTACCGTAGCGCACAACTTTACCGTTAACGCCACCGGCTCGCCCTTGATGCTCAACACCACAGCACTCAGCCCGACCTTTGTCTCACTGGTCGCTGGTACAGGCATCACGTTAACGGCGGCAAGCAGCACGATCACGATTACCAACGCTCAGGAAACAGCTCAGGTGCGTGGTCAGGTCTATATGCAGGGCAACACCACTGCGACTGTAATCGCATCCACTGCTACACCTGTGCGCGTTGCTGGAACGTGGACGGCTGACTTGTCTGTCAACACAGCTTGCACAACAGCAGGCCGAATTACCTACACTAACGCAACGACGCAAATTCTTACAATCAATGCGGCTTTAAGCATAGACCCAGTCAGTGGTGCTAACCAAGACTTACAGGTCTACTTGTACAAGAACGGTTCTGCAATTGCAGGGTCAAGAATCGAGGCAAGGGTAGACAACGGTTCGCATATAGCTGTTCCGCTTGTTTATGCGCTGTCGATGGCGACTAATGATTACATTGAAATATATGTGCAAAATTCCACTGCGGCCAACAATATCATCGTGAGCCGAGCTGTATTGAGTATTAACTAATGCCAGCACTTCCCATCACTAATGGGTTCTATGTCAGCCCTTCTTTGCCACTGAGCGCACAGGAGTGCTTGAATTGGTATGTGAACGTGAGCGAGGCTCCGGCACTCAGCCCTGAGAACTTGTATGGAACGCCAGGTCTCCTAGAGCTTGTATCCTCTGGGACGATTGAGGAGCAAAACAGGGGAATGCACGAAATGTCTGGGGTTGCCTATGCGGTCAATGGCGATGCTCTTTATAAGATAGTCGAGACGATCACGCTTGGCGTGGCAAGCTACAGCCTAACGTCATTGGGAACGATCTCCGGCACTGCTTTGGTCTCAATGGCCGACAACGGTACGCAGTTGATGGTGCTTGTGCCTGGGGGCGATGGGTACATCTACAATCACGTCACCAACGTATTTGCTCAGATCACAGACGGCGACTTTGACGCTAACGGCAACCCGCAATTTGTGGTGTTCATCGATTCATACTTCGTCTGCACAACCGACACCAAAAAGTTCATCTGCTCGGCACCTAATGACGGACTGAGCTACAACGCTTTAGACTTCGGCACGGCTGAGTCAGATCCAGATGTTACCGTTGCGCCGATTGTGTTTAAGAATCAACTATTCATCTCTGGTTCCCAGACCATTGAAGCCTTCCAGAATGTGGGTGGAACTGACTTTCCTTTCCAGCGCACGGGGCTGTTCTTGCAGAAGGGCGTATACGCTCCGTACAGCCTGATTAACGCACAGGACACTGTTGTATGGGTAGGCGGCGGGGATAACGAAGGGCCATCGATTTGGGCGCTCTTAGGCAACGACACAGCGAAGATAAGCACTACGCCGATAGACAACCTGCTTCAGAATTTAACGCTGACTCAGCTTCAGGCAATCTCAGCATGGGCTTATTCGCAGAACGGGGCGTACTTCATTGGGTTTACACTTCCGACGACTACCCTGGTATTCGATCTCACAGCGAAGCGATGGCACGAAAGGAAGTCCATCACTGAGGGCGAGCTAAGTAGATGCCGGGTGACAGCGATCTGTAAAGCGTACAATCAAATACTGTGCGGCGACTCGGTAGATGGCAGGATTGGAAGAATTGATCCTCTGGTCTACACAGAGTACGGCAGCGCGATCATTAGGCGCGTGGCTACTCAGCCGTTTCAGAATGAGCTGCGAGCAATCTTTGTGCCGTCGATTGAATTAACAGTTGAGTCAGGTGTTGGCAATACTGACGTGGTTGATCCTGTTATCACGATGGACAGAAGCAAGGACGGCAAAACGTGGTCTGACGCTCGGTCGCGGGCAATAGGCAAGGTTGGCGAATACAATCGCAGGGCAATTTGGCGCAAGAATGGCCGAGCATCAAGATTTGAGATATTCCGGTTTACCCTGACGGATGCGGTAAAGCCTGTAATCCTGCAGCTTAATGCTCAGATTATTGGGGGCGCGAAATGATAACGCCATTGCTTAATGCCGGACAGCCAATTGTTGACAATTCTGGTAAAATGGCTCAAGCCTTCAGAACGTGGACGCTCGATGCTTCGCTGAGTATTCCCATTGTCGGATCTGGATCACCTGAAGGCGTAGTTGAGGCTCGACAGTATCAACTGTATATCAACTCAGCCGGCACAGCAGGATTGATCGAATACCGGAAAATGCTTTCTGAAATCGGCGGCGACAGGACGCAAGGATGGATTCTTGTTTAGGTAAAATGCTATCCAGCAGACCAGAGTCTGTCACGATACCCACCAAAGCGAGAGCATTAGAGATTTTGCAGCATTCTAGCGTAAGTGTTCCCTGGGGATTCTACGTCACAGACATTGGAAACATGGACGGCCTTGTTCTTCTTAATGACAAAGTGCTGGTTCAATTGATTCCGAGGGGCAGGAAGCTAGAGATCCACGGCTGCTGCAAGCTGCGCGACCGGGCACAGATGGGCGAACCGTTTGCCAAGCTTTTAGAATGGATTGCACAGCACGGATGGACGCAAATCTACACAACTGCTCCTGATGACAGAACGGCTTTAAAGAATATGCTCAGTAATCTGGGCTTCACTGAATACAAGTCGAGGTGGATATATGGGCATGGACCCGGTAACAATGGCGGCGGCATCAGCAGGCGCAAGCATGATAAGCGACGGTCTAAGTGCGCGTTCGCAGAGGAAAGACATCAGCAAGGCTAACCGGCGCTCGATGGCAATGGCTAACACGCAGATGAATAACCTTTTGCCAGCCTACCAGCAGGCGCAGGACACATTGATCGGCGGCTATGGGCAGGCGGGGCAGATCAATCAGGGCGCTCTCAACCAAGCATATCAAATGCAGGGCGCGTCGTTTATGCCGAGAATGCAAGCCTACCAAAGCGGCAACATGGCGGCTCAGAATGCCAACCTTGCGTCAGTTCCTGCAATGCGAGCTGCACTATTGGGCGGGCGCATTCCTCAGATGGCCCCAGCTCAGTCTTTAGCGATTGATCCAGCCAGCATTGCCGGTCTAACTAACCCGCAGGCACAGCAGTTCCCAGGTCAGCAGCAATTCCAACCGATGAGACCGTTCCAGAGGTAATTATGGCGACGCCCGGACAAGTGACAGACCAAGAGCTGCGCAACTTCTTTGCGGCTAATCCTAACATCTCTGATGAGCAAACCTACCAGCTCATGCAGCAGTATCAAGTCAGTCCTCAGCAGGTAATCAGTGCGCGGGGGCTTGATCCTCAACAGGCTGGCGGGCAGTACAATCAGCAAGTGGTTAACCAGGCTCGGCCTGGTCAGGTCTCTGACGAACAGTTAAAATCGTATTTTGCAAACAATCCAAATGTCCCGGATAGTCAAGTTTACGCGCTGATGAATCAGTACCAGGTATCGCCAGAGCAGGTATCACGCGCTGTCGGAATTCCCTTGTCGGAAGCGCAAGACCGATATAGATCTGCTGGTTACGAAAACATTCCAATTGGTGTTGGTGGTGCAGAGGATGCCATGCGTCAGGGGCTTACTGATGCCACTGGCACGCTGCTAGGCGCTGAGACTTCATCACGCGCTGACATCGATGCTGCGCTCGGTCGAGTCAATGAGCTATACGGCATCAACATTAATGACTTAAGAGCGGCGGGCACTACTGCGGGCAACTACTTCCAGCCTTACTACGCTGGAGGCACAAAAGCTTTCGATGTACAGACGGCATTGTCTGGGGCGCTTGGAGTTGATGCGTTCAACAAGGCGCGCCAGGAATCACCATACGAGAAGTTCTTGTTTGAACAGGGCATGAGAGCCAACCTTGCGGGCGCTTCGGCAACTGGCGGGCTTGGTGGCGGCAATGTTCAAAAAGAGCTGCAGCGATTTGGGCAAGGGCTTTCATCTCAAGGACTACAGCAGCAGATAGGCAACCTTAACACGTTGTCTGGATATGGGGTTCAGGCAGCGGGCGCATTGGGCGACATAGCTATGAACACGGCTGGAAACATTGCTGGGCAGCGTGGCAGCATGGCAAGCGCCGAGGGCACAGCAGGATTGAATCGTGCAAACATTGGTCAAACGACGGGTCAGAACATTGCAACGATGCAGTACGGAACGGGTCAAGATATTGGCGCTGGCAGAACACGGGCTGGCGAGCTACAGGCGAATCAGTTGCAAAACTTCTACGCAAATCAAGCAAACTTGCTTTCAGGGATGGGGGCATACAATTCAAACCTGATAGGCGAGCAGACTTCCAACCTAATTGGCATGGGTGGCGATTCGGCAGCGCGAGCGGCAAACCTAGCAACTGGTCTGTCCGGCAACATTGCGGGGATGCAAACCAATTTAGCTCAGAATCAGAATCAAATATATCAAGGCGCTGAAAGAATTAACGCTCCGTCGTTCGACTATGGCGCGTCTCTGCGGAATGCAACGAATGCAGCGGCAGGCGGTTATAATCTTGGCAACCAAGCAGTGTACCAGCCGAGACAGGGAGGATATGCTCCGGTATCCGAAAGCCAGCCAACGTATCAACGGTACGGCCCATACAATGCCAACAACGGCGGGTATAGCATGCCTAACACCACTCCTAGCTTTAGAACCTTTGGCCCATAATTTAAGGAACCTTCGACAATGGCTATTAACTTCGGGGACGTTCTCGGTGGTCTGGGCGCAGCAATGGGTGGCACAGCGCAGCAATACGCGCAGGGCATCCAGCAGCGCGAGCAGGGGCTTACTGAGCGCAAGCGGGCAGAGCTTGAGTCTAGGCAGAAGGCTATGTACCAGGATGGCTACCAGGCTTTCCAAATGCTTTCAGATGGCAACCTCGACGGCATCATTGACCTAGCCAATGACCGGCTTGAAATGCTTTCGACATTTCAGGATGCTGACCCCAGAGATACGATGGAAATTCTGCAAAATGCCGAGGCCGCAAAAGCTGGCGATCCAATGGCTATCCGCAACCTGTCAATGAAGCTTGCAGGAGCTGCACAGACTGCCCAAAGAATGGGACTTGTGCCACAGATGGAGCAAGAGCGCGGCGTGGTTGTAGATAATACGCTTGTCGGCCAGAACACCGGCAGGGTGATGTATCAGGGCCAGCCGAAACCGACAGAAGAACCGGCAGCAATGCAGACGCTGAGATTCCGAGCAGAAGCAGCTAATCTTACTCCGGGTACGCCTGAGTATTCTGACTTCATGCGCTCTGGTGGTGGCGGGAATGGTCAAGTTATTAACGTTGATACGAGCGGTGCGAGCGATGAGCTTAACAAACTTGTAGACCAACAGCTTGCCGGATACTTTACCGCAGCCAGCACAAGCGCATCAGCGGCGCCACAGCTCCAGTTGCTGAGTCAGCTTGCTCCTCTGACAACGGAAGGGCAGATTCCAGCGGCTCTGTCGAGAATGTTCCCAACATTTAATGACGCCAACCAAGCGTTTATTGGCATTACTAACCAAGTTCTTCCAAGCCTAAGAGTTCCTGGCTCAGGCGCTCAGTCTGACAGAGACATTGATGTTCTGCTCAACAGTATTGGCCCATTGGCTGCTTCAGCCGAAACCAAGCAATTGCTGATTCAGTCAATGATGCAGAAGAATGCAATCAATCAGCAGTTGGCAGATGTTACTCAGCAAGTCGTTGACGGAAGCATTACCAGGCCACAGGCTACCGCTTTGATTCGACAGATCAACAGTCAGTCGATCATAAGCCCAGCACTTCAGCAGGCTCTTAACAAAATAATGCCAAGTGGAGCGCAATCCAGCATCCCACAATCAGCCTCTGATGCAGGCGTGACGCCTGAGATGTGGAACCTTATGACGCCAGAACAAAAAGGAGCTTTCTGAAATGGCGCTAACTCCAGAGCAACAGGCCGCGATCGATAGCGTCAAGGCGGTGATGGCCCAGCAACAAGAGCCTCAACGCCTTCGGATGATGGCGCAAGGCGCTACGTTCAACACTGCGGATGAGATAGAAGCTGCCGCAAGAGCAGCAGCCACTGGCAGGCCGCAGCAAGAGATTGCCCAAGAGATACGGCAGGGCTTGAGAAGCTATCAACAAGAAAGTCCGATTGCTTCAAAAGCATACGAGTTTGCTGGAGCAGTTGTTCCTTCCCTAGCAGCAGCCATAGCAACAAGAAACCCAGCACCTGCTGTTGGCGTGTTTTCAAACTTTTTGCCAAATCTTACGAAGGTTGTTGGGTTAGGCGCAGCAGAAGGTGCCGCACAAACAGTGGGCGGGATGGAACAGCCCTTCAGCGAGCGATTTAATGAGATAAGCCCGATTGTATATGGCGCAGGTGTTGGCGGGATAACTGCTGGCGGTCTACAAGCTGGCGGGACAGGATTAGTTAAAGGTCTTGACGTTGTGACTGAGGCAGCGCGGTTTGCTTCTGGTAGTCGCGCTCGGAATGCCGTGACAAATGAAGTGCAACGCATTGCAGCGGAGGCTGGCATCGATGTGGCAGAAGCAGAAGCCAGATTGCTGCGCGGTGAGTTAATCGCAGAAGACCCTAATGTGGCGCTCCAGCTTCGAGGATACATGGGTCAGGGCGAGGCTGGTGCAAACATCAGGGGCACCATGCAGGATAGACCAGCAGCCACTAGGCGAACAGCCTTTGAAACGATACGATCAGGTATTGCCACTGGTTTGGATCGCAACATTTACCGGCACATGAGAGCAAGTGCCGACCTGCTGCGCCAGTTGCAGAACAGAGAATACAAGGAAGCGTTTGAAACTGCTGGAGATGCGCCACAGGCTGTTGTTGATCAGATGTATGAAACTATTGCTAGATTCCCAAGCGGCGGCAATAAATTAAAAGAAGCATTCAAGTCAGAAACTGGGCGCGACCCGTTTTTTGTAATTGATGACTTGGGCAAAATAACTTTCAGAATGCTGCCGACCATGCGAGACGCAGAAGTATTGAGAAGAATTGTTGCTGACGAGGCTCGGCTATTAACTCGCGGAGGTGGAGCTGGTGCAACCACAGGCATCAATCTTGGCGAGGCTGAAACTTTATTGAGATCATCAATTGACACGGCGGCTCCCCAAATTGGCGAGGCAAGGGGCAGGTCTAGACTGATCTTCCAGCGCAATGACAACTACAAGGCTGGGCTGCAAGCTAACTCAAAAAGCGCAGACGAAATTCAAGTGGAGTTTAACGAAGTTCTTAATTCCAGAGACCCTGGGTTGATTCAAGCGTATCGGCTTGGATACCTTCAGAACCTGCAAGCTAAAATACAAAGCGGCAACAAAGCCTCGATTGTAAACAGGCTTACAGACCCAGAATCTAAAGAAGGTCTGATCTTCCGCACCATTTACCCAGAGGACTTGCAGGAAGCGGCATTGTCTCGACTTGGAGTAGCAAGACAGGCTCAGACTGCGAGCAACACTGTTCTGCAAGGCTCTCAGACAGCGGCAACGCAGACGGTACAGGGCCGACAAGGAATGCTCTCAGATTCCGTCAGGACAAGCGGGTTGGCTGCTGATGCTTTGCGCGGAGATGTTGGCGCTGCAGCAGCTATTCTTGATAGAATGATCCAGCAATTCAGGCCAGGGCTTACTGATACTAATAGATTGGCTATTGCAAGGATTCTGCTTTCCAGTGATCCTCAAGTAGTCAGGAAGGCATTGACGGATACCGAGGCTTTGAGAAGCCTGCAAGCGGCCATTGTCCCACTTGCACAGTCGCCACTAATCTCGGCATCACTTGCCGGAACAACTTTAGCCCCTGAGACAGGACAATAACGATGGCACGTTACGGCGACCTAGGCACACAATACTTCGATGACGCAGGCGATCCTCTTGTGAACGGCAAGGTCTACTTTTACGAGACCGGCACGACGACTCTCAAGGCGACTTATGCCGATGTGGACTACACGATTGCGAACACGAACCCGGTAATCCTGACTGCGGCTGGAAGACAGCCAAACATTTTCTTTGAAGGCGTTGCTAAGGCTATCCTGGCGACTTCTGCTGGCACTCAGATTCTTGTTAGAGACCCTGTTGGCGACACTGCCGAGAGCTTCGGCAATCCGTGGATCTCCTCCAAGCGATACTCTGCCAATGACGTTGTGCAAGGCTCGGATGGGCAATACTACGTCTCCCTGATTAACGGCAACGTGAACCTGAATCCGGTTACCACCACCGGCAACTGGACTTTTCTCTATTCCGTTGAATGGAATGCAGGCACGACGTACAAAGAAGGCTCTGTAATTACTTATCAAAGCCTTGTGTATCAATCGTTGCAGAATACAAACCTAAACAAAAACCCTTTGACTGAGACAACATTTTGGACGGCAATCCAGCTTTCTTGGATTTCCACAGTAACGTATGCGCTCAATGCCAACGTGGTCGCGTCCAATGGCGTGTTGTACACGTCTATCCAAGCTGCTAATACCAACAACGCTCCTGCAACGTCTCCGTTGTGGTGGGTGGGCACGTCTGCGGCTGCGGCTGCTTCTGCGAGTGCTGCGCTTGCTTCTCAGGTAGCGGCTGCAGCCTCTGCTGTCGCTGCTGCTGCTTCTGCATCTACCGCTACGACCCAGGCTAGTAATGCGGCTACCAGCGCCTCTACCGCAACCACTCAAGCGTCAAATGCGTCAGGATCTGCTGTTGCTGCTGCAGCCTCTGCTCTGGCTGCGTCAAGCTCTGCTACTGCGTCAAGCAATAGTGCTGCTGCGTCTCTTGCGTCCCAACTGGCTGCTGCGGCTTCTGCGGCTGCAGCTTTGGCTTCAGAGAATGCTGCAGAGCTTGCCGAGGCTAATGCGACCGGCATTGTGTACGGTGGCGGGTATTCCACAACTCCTGTGGCAAGCAATGTTCCCATCGCTGACACAAGCGGCACACTTGAAAACTGGGTTAATCCGTCAATTAACAAGCGCACCACTGCCCTTGCCCGCGCAGTACAGGTCTCAATCACTGCCGCTACCTCTGCAAGCAATGGAATTCAGCAGCTTACAAACGTGCAGAACAACTTCGGCACATCAAACTTCGCACTTCAGTGGCGCGGCTCGGTTCCTGACTGGACTCCTGCTGCTGACGTCATCCTGATCAATAAACATGACGGCGCGAACGGCTACATTCTGACGCTGCTGACTACCGGCATTCTCCGCACCACTATCAACGGGACGAACTACGACAGCACAGTAGCGACGGGTATGGCTGACGGCTATGTGGCTGTTATTGACGTTGATATCACTCGATCATCTGCGTCTGCTGCTGGGTCTATTGTGTACACGCTTAATGGTGTTATTTTGGGCGCGTCTGTGGCGATCACTGCCACCGGAGACACAACTACTGAGCTTTTGACCAACGGCGATTTTGCGACTGATACGGTTTGGACAAAGGGCACAGGCTGGACTATTGCGGCAGGTGTGGCGAGCTTTACTGCAACCGGGTCTTCTGCGGGCTTGTCTCAGCCGATTGCCTTTGTAGCGGGCAGGGTTTATACCGTGACCGTGACACTGACTCGCGTGGCTGGCTCTGTTCAGCTTATGCGTTTTGAGGGAGGCACAGCAGTTGGCACCACTACGGTAAGCGCAAGTGGCACCTACACGCAGTATTTAACCGCAGTGACCGGCAACGTCACATTTGTAATCAACGCTGGGTCTACGTTTACCGGGACGGTAGATAACGTCTCTCTCAAATCTATCCTCCTGACAGTAGACAACACCTCCAGCCTCTACGTCTGCGGCACCTCAGCAGTGCGCTCGGCGGCTCAGTGGTTCAGCCATCGTCTGTTCAATCGAGCCAAGACCGTTGCTGAGAATCTTGGGATGTTCGTGAATGGCATGGCGTCTGCGGATGTGGGGGCTAGTCAGACTGCCACATATACGAGCGCGTTCGCAACTGCTGATGGATTTGCTGCCATATCAGGAAGCACCACAACGGTTAATGCCAATGTTGATGGAGTTTCTGATGGCACGACAAGCAAGGATGACTGCCTGCAAATGGTCAAGCTGGCCGTCGCAGGGACCGGCACAGGAGCAGCAAAAACCAGCGGGACACTTTTTACCGACTTAAAAAATGCATGGCTACAAGCATCGGTTTATGTCCCGTCTGGGCAGACATATATAGACGGCTTCTTAATTACGCGAGGCTCTACAATTTCTGCCGAAACCACTATTTTTGACGGGACTGGAAGAAATGGAACATGGGTAAATTTGTCTGGTCTTGCTAGATACGTTTCAACCGCAAGCGTGAATACGCGACTTTATTTTTGGGCGCTAGACGGTTCAAATACTGTAATTTCCGCATCTGCCGTGGGTGAAATGTTTTACATTAATGGCGTCTCATTCGGTACGGCGGGAATAACCTCTGAGCTTTTAGCCCAAAATGCCCAGACAGACAACGGGCAAGTTTTGGACTCATCTGGCAATAAACAGCACGCCAAACTTGCAATAGCGGGAATGTCCACGCAAGGCGCAATCTCAGCAAGGCGCAGAGAGGTACGATGGACTAACACATGGGCGGGCACAAACGAGCTTCAGTACATTGGTGGTGTCAACCAAGCTATCCTGCCATCCAATGCGTACATCGAGTCAATTGTCGGCACAGTCTCAGGTGCGACTCCTCAGGACATTATTGTAGGTGATGGCTCAAGCACTAACCGCTACGTTACGATCACCACAGCACTTGCTGCGGGCACGAACACCTTTACAGTGGCTAACCGCACGACTGACGCGACTAACCTCAAATTGACTGTCACGCCTGACACTGCTGCGACTATGAGCATTGCATGGGTCATCACTTACTACCGTCTGGAGAGCTAACATGATTACTTTAACCGTGGACGGCCAGCAGGTAAATTGTTACGGCGGCGACATTGTGAACGACACGCTGAACACTAGTGTCGGCGTGGTGCCTTTCGAGTGGAGCACAGGCTTTCAGGTAACGCATGCAATTGATGCAATTGCAGCGTATCTGGCTGGCACTCCGGTGCCAGTTACTTCAACGGGAATAGGCTGGATCATTGACCTCCCAAGTGCAAGTCACCCTCAGGCCGAAATCAAGGAAATTGATTTTGTGGTTAACCTAATCAATTTTTGCTGGCACGGATCTGACTACAATGGGGACTGCGGCATACAGTTTGCGTTTACCACCAGCACAACTCCAGTCGAAGTTGCTGCGGCCATTGTTGCGCTGGTGAGCTGACGGGCAAGAGTTCCGGCTTCACTCCTCCTTGTTGTCGATGATGGCGCTCAGGCTCTCTGCCATGAGCTTGTAAACCAGCGCCTGATCTTCCAGCCCGTGCTTGTCCTGAAAGTACGCATCGGCATATGCGCCCCATCCAAGCACGTCATCTGCTGCTGTTGTCATCACTCACCCCTATAAAAAATATGATTATCAATCTGTGCCGTGCGTTCTAACTCCGCTGCCCACCACGGCTGTACTCTGGTCGCGTGGTAGTGTGTCGCCCCGCCAGTGGGGTCTGGTATAAAGCCACCGGCTGTAAGCATCGTGACCATCAGTGCCTTGGCGTAGGCCCAGTCGTCGTGTACATCCTCGCGTTTGCCATCACACATAAAAGAGAACTGGCACTGATACTTGCGATGCTCATCTTCGTGTGTGACACCACAAGCCGTGTCTGGGTAGCCGTGGGAGGCTGTGCGGTGGTAGATCACCCACGCGACTGCGGCTTGGCCTTCCAACGGTTCGCCACGGGCCTCGAAGTATATGGCGCTGGCTACGCAGAATAGGGCGGAGATCATGAGTTTTTATTCTTGATTGCTATTTCAATATCCACTGCCACCGCATAGACGCCCTCGTACAACCGCTGGTCTGTGATAGTGATGTTGGATTTGATGATGTCCTCGACTTCTTCCAGTGTTAGACCCTTAAATCCGCCGGGCTTGGTTTCTTCGTCGTACTGCCGCATCATCGTGACGTAAGCGCACAGGTCTACCCTCCGAAACACTACGACTTCTTCCCGGTTCTCGCGCTGTTCGTACTGGCCAAACATTTTGGCTTCAAACCATTCTCTGTCTGTAAACATCGGTTCTTTCATTCTTCAATCTCCTTTATATTTTCGCTGATTATTTTTCCGCAAATCCTACACTCTTGATGAAACGCTCCATTGTGTACCCATCCGCCTTTTGTAAAATGCCCTGCTTTTTTACACAGCCAGTTTGCAAATCGGTATAACATGGGTTCGCTCATGGCTTCTCCTCGATGATTGCCATCAGTGCATCAAAATTCTGCCGGTCTTTGGTGCCGAAAGGTTGGTAAACAAGCGCGACCCCGGCCAATTCCATGATTCTGTTTAGCAACTCCACACTAACCACGCGGTGCGTGTCGGGGATGTAATACAGGCTAACCTTTCCTTTTGGAAGCTCTGCGCCATCAACATCCACTCTTATGCTGCCCACAGGCTTGATGCTCATTTGCTTTGCTCCTTTATCCGCCACTCGGTGCCTTCGTAGTCGTATTCCCACAGCACGCGGTACACAATTTTACCGATGCCGCTTGCCAGATTGCCCAGTGGTCGTTGTCGTACAGTGTTCTCGCAGATTTCATCTGCGTCATCCGTGCAAGGTTCGGTAGTGACGTGCTGCACAGCCTCCTCTAGCGTTGCAAACACGCCCTGCGAGAAGTACATCTCGTCATTGGTGCTGTCCACGATCTCGTATATGAACTGAGGCTCACTCATTCTCCCTTCTCCTTTGTGGCGGCGAGCATGGCTTTCCAACAACCTTGTGCTGCGTCATTGCCGATGGGCTTGCTGTATTTCTTGTGTGACCAGTCTCGTGCAGCCACAAGCATCGCCTCAGTCGGCTCCACCGGCACAATCGCCATGCCGGAAATGGCGCTAGATACTGAGCTGATAAGGTCGTCGGTGAGGTTCCGGCATATATCCCCGTGGCGGGTCAATGCTCCATGAATAGCATCCTCCACCCCCTGCGGCAGTGCTTGTGGCTTTGGTGCGTGCTCATACAGTGCGCGGGCTTCGTAATGCCAGTCTCCGTTGATAGGAACTCGCTTGTAATCCTCGAAGGTGCCTTTTGAGCATTCTTCCCAGCTCGTCCATCCATCCTTTTCGCTCCAGCTCGGGCGCATGCGAGATTGGTATGCCACCGGCTCAGCCTGCGGGCCATGCGTCAGGTCTTGTGGGTACATCTTCCCGGCGCAAGCGTTAATTGCTGCATCAAGCATCGCCTCTGTAGGCTCCACCGGCACCCTCGCGTGACCGGCCATCCATGCTCGGAGGTCTGAGACCGGAACGACTCCTGAATCAGCGGCCTGTGCGTTGTAAGTCCTGTGGATGGCTATGAATTCCTCCGTATCATGTGCTGACGCGGCGGCTTGCATATCGTCGAGTTTCAGCACAAGACTCGACACAAGCACTTGCAGCGATTCTTCGTCGTCGTTGTACGGGCCAAGAATATCTCGAATTCTTCGCGCTAGCCGCTCTGCTGGGTCGCGCATGGTCTCAATCAATTCGCTATTCATGTTTCCCCTTTTCAATCGTAATAGTGCTGCCTGACCTGAATCGGCAGCTTTGTTTTAGTGATGGGTCGCCAAAGTGTTTCGATATCAATTTTGAGCTTAACAATACCTTCTAGCTCGGCGTGTCGTTCGCGTTCTTTCTTCCGAGCGACAGTTGAGCGTCTAATGCCTTCAAGCTGCCTGCCTGGGAGCCTGAGACTGACATTATGCTTACTGCAGTGAAAAGACAATGCTCCTGCGGTCATTCCGATTGAATCAGCGATAACCTCTCGCGGCTTTTTGCCTGCGTACTTCTGCACCACCGGCCAGATCTTCTCCCAAAGCGAGTCTGATCTTGTCTTGCGTTTCTTCAAATCTTCAAATGACATTTGCTATTACCGTCCCTATTATCCATCCAATGCAAAAGCCTACTAAAAGCGCCATTGCTTCAAATCGTTGTTGTGTTTTGTTCACGGCATTCCCCTGATTAAAACCCGCCTGACTGCGTACCCATACGATAGGCAGGCGGGGACGTGCTCGGCTACTCAATGTATTTATCGTGATTTGTTGCGAAGTCTTTAATTGCCTGCTTAATCCATTCGTTTGCTTTCGAGCATTTGTCGAGCATTTCACGCTCGATGGTCATATCTCTGTGATAGCGGGCCACTGTAATGCGATGGTGCAACGGGATTGCGCTGTCAATGATATGGATAGCCCTGTCGTCCCAAGGCTTCAGAATGTCCTCTGGCGTGTCCACAGCGCAGTATGCGATCTCCCATTCTGGCAGGTCGAACAGGCACATATACCCGCGAGCTTGAAACTCGTAATCTTTCTTACCGGCCTGTTCTTCTGTCAACGGAAACGTGAGCAACGACCATGCCACTTTAATGTCAACACCCTTGCGCGAAGACATTGCAATCAGATCCGGCTCTCCGGTTATGATGCCGTTGTTTCGTCGCTGGCTAGAATCGACTTTCTTCAGGTCATACAGGAAGACATTGTTGTACAGCTCAATGCCTTCATCCTCGCAAGCCTTCCCCTTTTGAATGTATTTAATATCGTCCAGGGTACGACGAACGCCGAACAGTGATTCCCTTGCTGCTTCCAGCATTGCCGCCTTCGCTGTTTCAGACCATTCCTCACCCTTTGAGCGCGGCGCTGTCATGATCTTTGAGATAGAGCTGCACCTGATCATCATGCCGCCTCATCGTCAAGCCACTGGAGCTGGGCGTCGGTCAATGCAAAGGTTTTCAATAGCGCCTCTCTGGTGTACTCGGCAGCCTTGATCTTGATAATTGCGGCAGTTAACCGGGCGTCGGAGATTAGCATTTTTTGCGTTTTCATTGGCTCCCTGTGCGCTGGCAATCCACCATCGTTATCGTCTCCGGTAGATATGTTGAGCATGGCGCACAATCCGTATCGCTTGCCATAGCTAATCGTTGACCCTACAGCCTGTACAGCGTTTTTACTGCCGGTAGTATCAAGGGCCAAGGGTATAGTCGTTTCTTCGCTATGGCCGTCCCTGTGGCTCAATACGGTGGTTATGTGAACTAACCCGCATTCAGTCTTTATTCTGAAAGTTACAGCGAAGCCATGATTGTGAAGCGTCGGCCTGATTGCGTCGTTAATGTCTTCCAGCTTGGCGTATTTGGCTTTGTTGTGCCCTTCGCCGTGCTCGATTACTCGCGGTAGTTCGCATTGCATAGCAGCGAGCGAGGCGGTAAATGCCTGCTTTGCATTGCGATTCAATACTCTTTCCTGCATATCCAACATTGTCTGTAGCTTGTTAATGTCTGCATCCGGCGACATTGCAACCCGCTCAATCACGGACATGATTGCGGATGTTTCTGCGCGTTGCAATTCCTGCTGATTTGTAACCACTGCCAATTGCTGTTCCATCTTATTTTCCCCTTGGTACTGTTCGCCCTTTGCCGGCGTAGTCTTTTGATTTGAAATACTCGGTAGTATCGTCACCGATTCGCCTGCTGCCTTGCAATCGTCGCATCTCGGCATTCAATGCCAGCTCGCGGTCTATGTCGGGCACATCGTCTGTAATGCGCTTGCGTGACTGTTGAATCTTACTGTCTGCCCATCGCAATGCAAACCAGAAAGCGGCGAACAGAAGGCTAAACGCGATGAGCGTGTTTAGCATACCCTCCTCCCATACCGCATGCGCTCCGATGCGCGTGAATCTTGCGCGTCATCTGCCATTAGCGTCAGTTTGCGGTCAAGCAATCGCTCGACCCATTCCAGCGCCTGTTCTTCGGTTTCTTCGTCAATTGACATGATCCAAGGCAGGGCATCAATGCCATCTTGGAACATGACTTTGTTTACGCACAATCCACCGGGATGGCCTGCACTGTACATGCTCGGCGCTTCGTCAGGCTCTGAATCGTAATCGACAAGGATAACCCTATCCTCAATAATGATGGTTTCGTAACTCATACTTTCACCTTCAGGGCAGCATCAATCTGCCTCAAAAGACTTGACAGCGCCTCTAAATCTTCAATCTCTCCGCTGCTATCTGCGTCGGCCTTTGCCACCAGTAGCGGATATTTACATGCAATGAGATTTTGCTTTAAAGCCGTTATTCTGCCTTCATAGTCAACCCGCATAGCCGCAAGATATGCCGCTAAATCAGTGCGATTAAAAGTTACCAAATCATCTCTGTTATCTCCTTGAGAATACTGCCCGAACATAATGGCCATATCCCAGTCTTCCGCATTTACAAACATTGGCTGCTCTTTAAAAATCATCATTCCCCCTTCGGCGCACGAAGCGCAGACCTTAGCTGTGCCATTGATTTTAGATAACGATCACGCGCATGGTTGAATATCTGCCATCCGATTGACCGGGTTACCGGGCCTGCGTAGCGGTTCAAGTCACGCTTTGCAATCCGGTACTCACGCTGCCATGAAAGCATTTCACGGCGGGCAATGTGGATTTCAAACTGCCTCGCATATTGGGCATGGCTGTTCATAACATCCATCCTGCCGCAGTGATAAACGTTAATCCGAAAGCCAAGGCGCAGACGATTACACATGCGAAGGCTTCATTTACAGCGTTAGTTCTTTTCATTCTTTTTTCCCCTTCTCTTTGCCAGTTTGCCGAGCCTGACCAGCTCAGTGCCGAGCGTGTATATTGGATTCTTGTTTTTACCGCTGGCTAGTTGCGATATGGTCGCGGCTTTGACATTGCATTGACGCGCAATCTCGGCCTGCGACATACCGCTATCTATCATTGCGGCGATTGCTTCTTGTGGGGTCATTTATTGCACCTTTCGTAAATCGACGACCCATACTATAATTGCCGTTAACGGCTGTCAACTGAAAATTAGTAATAAAAATTATTGTTTGGGGATTGCTCTATGCTTCCGAGTTTGCCAATATGTGCTGGCTTAAACGCAGCTTGTAAGCAAGCCTTACAGGTTCCGATAGCCGGGGAATGGCATAACTCCGAGAGGATTGCGCGTCAGCGGTCGAAGATGCCAAGCACAAACAAGGGGGATAGATTGACCGAAAAACAGCAACAAGCCTTTGCATTCATCGCGGCAAATCCCGGCTGTTCAATCCGCGAGATTGCCGAGCATTGCGGGATAACGCATCAGTCAGCCTACGAGCGCATAGGGCAACTGAAGCGAGACGGCCTGATAACTACAGGCACCAAACACCAAAAACGAGCAATGAGGGTTACAGCGTTTCCCTTGTAACAGCCGGGAAGGTGGGATAAGATAGGAAACGTCTACTCCGAAAAGAAAAAAGGCCCAGTCTGCGAAAACTGAGCCTTTTTAGGGGTGAGACAGGTGATTCAGGCACCTGATAAGCGAATTGTACCGAGTTATACATTTTCGGTCAACACTAGTCAGAATCTATAACTTTTAGTTATATAGCCTTAATCCCACTTTCGCCGTGGGGCAAATGCCGACTCGTCAATCAGGCTCATGGTTCCGAAACCTTAAAAACGGTAATCAAAATTCCAAGCTCTGACCTACCCTTGTCAACTTGGCCCATGATGTCTGCCATTGGCAGTCCGATTCACAGAATGGATTCTGTGGGCGAGTAATCGCAGGGGGATGTAAAGTACCTTGCTGGCATTGCTGGCAATAGCTTAGTTGCTGACGTGAAGGCTGGATTCCTTCATGGGGGAAATAGGGGAAACTATGTCTAAAGGAAAGTATGATGGCAAAAGTAGCACCAATAGATATAAGTCAGGCTTACACCTACGGGGTGAGTGATGAAGCAGCTCAAGAGCTTGTTGAATGGCGATTGATGAAGAAAGACCCGCTAACGCAACGAGCCTTTGACAGAGCAATGAAAGTCTGCCTCAAATGCAACATAGAGCTAGGCATTCCATCCGACGAGGCAATCAGTCTGACTATCGATTCTGGATGGAAAGGCGTGGTCTTTGAGTATATCAAGGCATCATTGGGAAGAAGAAAAGAGGCGGCAGGTAAATCACTTGTGATTGCAGGGCCGGATAACTTCATAGAGCGGGCTACTAACCGCGACTGGGCACACTAAGGGGAAGTATGGAATATCTTGATTTTCTAAAAAGAAAAGAGCTAAAGGCTGTACCGAGAGGCATTCGAAAGGATTGGAATCTGTCTTCAAAGCTGTTTCCGCACCAGCAGGACGTTGTCAACTTCATGCTGGAGTCTGGGCGCGGGGCTCCTTTCCTTGATACAGGTCTTGGCAAAACAGCCGTTGAACTGGAATACGGTCGGCAAGTGGTCGAGTTTGAGAATAAGCCGGTTTTATTGCTGGCTCCTTTGGCAGTAGGAAAGCAGCACGATGCGAGCTTTTGCCGTGTCGGTATGCCTGAGTATGTCCTAGTCTTCCGCAAGTGGGCGAAGGAGGGCGAGGAAGACCTAGTGCGGCCTGTACTCCATCCGAAAACCAAAGTGCCGCTAATCTGTTGGCAAGAGCTGGCGAGCGAGTTCTGGCCTGACTCAATGCCTCACGCATGGAACTACGCACGAATGCAGAGCGGGCAGGGCGATTACGATATGCCTACCACGGACGTGCTCAACGTGCGACTGGCGCGAGATCAGGACGCTGAGAAGCACCTTTGCCCAATGCCTCTGAATATCACTAAAAGGGCGCTGTCATTGTGGACGAATGCAGGGGACGTTGTGTTCTCACCGTTCGGCGGTATCGGCTCTGAAGGCATGGCATCAATCACGATGGGTAGGAAGTTTATCGGGACGGAGCTGCATCCAACATACTACCGCGAAGCAATCAAGCACCTGCAGTCAACTGATAAATCCGGCGTGCAAGATGATATGTTTGAAGTGTTCGGAATCGCGCAGACCGCATAATGGAAAAGATGCCCAGGCAATACTTCCGGGATTACCTCAAAGCCGAAGGCGACAGAGAGAAAGAGCGCGAGGCTTTGGCTGGATGCCCGGAAGAATGGAAAGACTTGGTTAGAACCCACATCAAAATACACAAGGGGCGACAAAATGCACGCAGCAGCACTGTCAAGGTCTGAAAGATTGCAGCGAGTGGTCAAGTTTCTTTCAGATGGCCGCGATCACTCAACGATGGAGATAGTCAGCGGGGCGCAGGTGATGGCGGTCAATTCGGCTGCGGCGGAGCTTAGGCAACAGGGCTTTGTAATTGACTGCCACAGGCGCGGTGACGTTTGGTTTTATCGCATGCGGATAGACAAGGCCAGTTTAGCTCAGAGTGTGGGATTGTGAGTGACGTTAACAGCCGTTATATGTCTAAGGTGTATCTGACGCAGGCCAGAGCAACAAAGTGGCCAGAATGGCGCAGTACGCTGGTTAAATGGGCGCGAAGGAATCTACACGAATGGTTGCGCGAAAACAAAGCGCAAAAGGCAGGCCAGCTTGATCTGTTCTGATGACGATAGATTCGACGGCAATTTGTGGCTTGAAACTGGAAGCCCGGTAAAACAACAAGGGGTGAATGATGGCAGAGTTTCTGAAGTACGCAATAAAGGAAAAGTATCGCCAGATGCACAGATGCCAGCCGGGGGAGCTTCGGCAGCTTCGGTTCGACGCAGCGCAACTGATGAAAGAACTGAGATTTCAGACGCGAAAGGTTAATTTTGGAACGATGAAATAATGAGAAACTATGGATTGCAGAATGGTCGCGTCAAAGTATCTTTTGAAACGGTGAGCGAGATCCGCCACAACTACCACAGGCACGGGGCAAGACCGAGCGACCTTGCCAGTAAGTACGGCGTGAGCATAAACACGATATGGGATTGGGTGCGGTATAAAACGAGGGTGAGCGCATGAGCACACAAGTGATGACCCGCAAAGAATTGATATTGTTGCTGGCATTGGAGCGCATGATTGAGCTTGCGGAGGATGAAATGTGGCATGTAGTCGGTGAGCTTCGAGAGGCACTGCTAGACGCTCGTGAGGCCGTGAGGATTGCGAGGCTTGACCAGTGACCACATGGGCAGTCAGGACAGAGCAAGAGCGGGCGCAGTTGGTAAAGATCATAATGGGCCGAGACTTGCCTTTTACTGCCGATATTGTGAAGGGTGTTCAGCGGTCACTGCTACAGAATAAACTGCAAAGGAAGTGGCTTACCGAGGCCGAAGAACAGGGCGACTGCGAGGCCGAATACTATCGGGGCTATTGTAAACTTCACTTCGGTGTAAAGCTGATGAAGTTTGAATCACCAGAATGGGCAGAGAAGTACGACCGCATCATAAAGCCTTTGCCATACGAGCAGAAACTTGAAATGATGATGGAGCCTTTTGATTTTCCGGTCACTCGATGTTTGAGCACGAAAGGCGCAAAGAAGTACCTTGATCAGATGTACGACTATTTTACCGGCAAGGGGTTTGCATTGACCGACCCGGACAACCGAGAGCAGCACGGGGAATAATAATGAGAAGCGAAACAAGAATGCGCAGTTTGGACATTACCGCGCAGATGGAAGCCTTTTTTCAGAATGGCGGCGCTGTTAAACAATGTCCGGCAGGATCAGCCATTCGTGACGATGATGGACTGTCACCGAGGCAGATAGGCGAGCAAACCTATGCCGTGATGATAGACAAGGAGCGGGCCAAATGAGTTACTTCGCAGAGGTCACTCACGCCGAGTGCGTAAACAGGATGCTGGCAATTAAGGACACAGTCAAAGAGCGGTCAGCAATAGAGCTGGCAGTGCTTGACTCACTTGAGAGGGCAAAGGCGGCATACTTTTCAGCAGGCGGAAAAGTTGACGTGCGGGCTGCATTTGAAATGCAAGATCCAGAAAGCGAGTCCGGCAAGCAGTCACGAATTGACAGCTTGAGGCAGTACGACCGGCATCGAGAGATTGAGAAAATGAAGGCCGAAAAGCGTGGCTAACGCAAAACGCCGGTGCGGGGCATGCAAGACCTATTTCAGGCCGGAGCAGACATTCCCAGGCACTGTCGTTTGGTGCTCGCCTGAATGTGGTCTAATCGTCGCACAGAAGCGTGTCCCTGCTGTTAAAGCGAAGCAGGCACGCACAGAGCGAGCGCAGACCAAAGAGGCAAGGGAGCGTATCAGAACACTGTCGGAATGGGTAAGCCTTGCTCAAGAGGACGTTAATCGCGTAGTCGTTGCAGAGGATAAGTACAAAGGCTGTATAAGCTGCACGACAGGCCGGGTGAGTGATGCAGGCCACTACTTCCACAGAGGAAGCAAATACCGCATTTCCCCGATTACGCTTGATCGGCGCAACCTAGTGGGGCAATGCAATCACTGTAATACCTACCAAGGCGGGAAGCAGCACGACTACCGGCTCGGATACATTGCCCGCTACGGTCAAGCCCAATTTGATGCACTATGCGAGTACAAAATGGCCGTTGACCGGGGAGAGATACCGCCTTTGACCGTCGAGGAATGCAAGGCGGCCATTGCTACCGCTAAGGCAAGATTGAAAGAATTTAGACAAAGCGAATAAAAATACCGGCTAATAGTGCAAAAGCGCTTGTATATGATGCGCAAAGAAGTATTATATCTCCCATGCCAGCAATAAAGCGGGCCAGAGGGGAAGAAAATGAGAATCAGGGCTAAACCTCAACACGAAGCAAAGTTAAGAGATCTGGCAAGAGCAGCGGATATATTTACTGTTGCTCATATTGCCGTGTCCGGGTTGCTGCTAAAGCGCAAATTTATTAACAATAAGAATATATTTGAGATAGTTAGTGCTGGTGGTTCAGCGCGCGATGCTGCTCAGATGATTGTGCATATTTTGCGACGTGAACAGCAACAACGAGATACATTGAATCTGCGATTTTCCGCAAGAAAACGCGTTACTTCTACAGCAGAATCCGATTTCCCTGCGGAAAATGATTAGGGAAATCTTTTTTACCAATGGCTAAACAGCTAACAACCACCGCCAAGGACGGCGCCCCGAGGGAGAGAATAAAAATGCAAAAGAACGGAAACAGCCTGTACAGACACGGCGCAGCGATGCTAAATCAGTCACTTACAGTTGTCGCGCAGATGGAAGCGAGTCGGCACGGCATTGGTGAGCAGGCAGCGCAGGCGATATCAGCGTCATTCAAAAGCAAGGCGCAATCACGATTCGATGCACTTCAGGTCGGCGACTCACTTCAGGCTTTCGGAATCTGTGCCGTTGTTGCCAAGAAGAACGCCAAATCAGTCACAACTACATCAGGCACACGATACAGCCTTGCGGAGCTTGGACTATGACCACCGCCAGCAAATACGCAAAGCAGGCAGGGCTGAAAAGCCTTGCCGAAGCTGTCCGCATGACCGGGCGCAGTGCCGACACACTTACGCGATGGCATAAGGATATGCCAGACCTGTTCCGTGTTGTGATTGCGGGCTGTATAGAGATCAAGCGTCAGGAGTCTCTAAACGACAAGCCTCTGAGCTTCGACTGCGGTCGCTATGTCCTGACTGTCAAGCCTACATTGCAATAAATTCGCATTTTCGCCATAATCAATGAAACTGATTACGGGGATGGACAGATGGAATTTGGGCATCGACTTTGTGCATGGATTGTAGAAAACATAGCTTACGGGTGGTTTGTTATGATGGCGTTCTGGGGCGGTACGGCAAATTACATCAGCAGGCGCAATCGAGACAAAACGCCATTTTCCATAATCGAGCTAGTAGGAGAATGGTCTATAAGCGGATTTTCAGGAATCATCACGGCGTACATTTGCATTGACTTGGGATTGTCGTTCGCCTTCACCTCTGCCGCGGCAGGCATTGCTGGGCACATGGGTGGAAGGGCAGTAGCGTTAATTGAACAGGTCATTGTCAAGAGAATGGAAGGTAAATGATAATCACCCAACTCCGCACCTACTTCACAGCTCGCACAACCTCAGAGCTATACGTCGATGGGGTCAAGCTGATAGGCGCGTGCCTTGAAGACATTGGAAGACCATCAGGCGTCAAGATTCAGGACGAAACCTGCATTCCCGAAGGCGTCTACGGCGTCAAGATTACCGAGTCAGCGAGATTCAAGAAGCCCCTTATTCTGCTGTATAATCAACCTGCGGATCTGTCTGTAGTGGATGGCCTGGTCAAGTGGACAGGTATCAGAGTTCACGCAGGCGTCACCACTGAGCACACTGCCGGGTGTATACTGTTCAAGGGCTACGAAGCCCTGCAAGCAATGATTCAGGCCGAGCTTGATTCGAAACAACCTGTCTACTGGATAATCGGGAGAGCGTGATGGAAGGTAAAAGCTGGTACACCAGTAAATCCATAGTTGGCGGCTACGTCGCCACTATCTGCGGTATCGTTCAATTGTTTGGCGTAGTCCTAAGCCCTGACGATCAGGCGACAATCACGGCAGCAGTGGTAGGCATAGCAACAGCGGCAGGCGGTGTTCTTGCTGTCTACGGTCGATACAAAGCCACAAAGCCTATCAAGTGAGCGCCCTGCTTCAACTGCTAAACAGCCTGCTGGCGATCCTGAAGCGGGCAATGGCTAAACAGGAGCAGCAACAACATGAGGCAACTGTCGATGAGATACAGAGCAATCCTGGCGAGTTCCTTGCTGGTCACTTTGGCCGGGTGCCAGACTCCACAATCAATCACAATGCCGACAAAGCCGATCCTCGACGTCCAAATGCAGACTGACGGCGGTATGTGTCTCAACGCAGAAAGCACGGCAAGCATGGCTACCTATATAGTCGAGCTTGAGCGAACGATTAACAACGCACAGTAAATTGCGATACAATGACCACCTCCGCACAAGAGACGCTATAAATCCCGATAGCAGGCGCATCCTTCCCTTTGCGTTTATCTCTGAGCGGTTATGGAGCCTTACTCCACCCCCTGATTAATCGTCAGGGGTATTTTTTAAAGGTGACATATGCCCATCAAGAAAGGCTACAGCAAGAAAACAGTTTCTCAGAACATCAGGACTGAGATGAAGTCTGGCAAGCCACAAAAGCAAGCCATCGCAATTGCGCTGGATACTGCAAAGCGAGCAAAGAAAGCTCGCGGGACGATTGAGTAATGGCAGCAGGAAGACCGCTCAAGATCAAGTCGGCTGAAGAGATGCAGGCAAAGATTGATGAGTATTTTGCAATGTGCAATGACGAGAATCCTCCTCTCGTCTCTGGTCTTGCCTATCACCTTGATATGAATACAGAATCACTCCGGCGCTACAGTGCAGACGAACAATTCTATGCGACTGTAAAAAGAGCCAAGCAAAGAGTTGAGATGTATCTTGAAAAACGACTCCATCAACAGTCTCCAGTTGGGTCAATCTTCAGCCTAAAGAACAACTTTGGATGGAAGGACAAGACCGAGCAAGAGCTATCAGGGCCAGACGGTGGCCCCATCAAGAACGATTGGACTGTGAGGCTTGTAGATGCCAGAGATGACACTACCGGCTAAACTCAAGCGCCTGATAACCACTCCCAAGCGATTCAAGATACTTATCGGGGGAAGGGGGTCAGGCGAGAGCCAGTCAGTTGGCGACATCTGTCTCATGGATGCCCAGACCAAAGGAATCAAAACAGCCTGCTTTCGTGAGTACCAGATCACAATGGATGATTCGGTGCTCTCTCTGCTGTCTGGTGAAATAGAAAGGCTCGCGCTGTCCGGCTTCAATGTTCAGGCTAACGCAATACAGTACAAGGGCGAGGATGCTTTCAAGTTCCGAGGATTGGCAAGGAATCCGGAAGGAATCAAATCCATGTACGGGTTCAAGAGGTTCTGGGTCGAGGAAGCGCAGACAATCAGCCAGGACAGTCTTAAGGCTCTGACTCCAACGCTGCGATCAGATGACTCCGAGATCTGGATGACGGCTAACCCCCGGTCAATTGCAGATCCGTTCAGCCAGCGATTCATCAAGCCGTTTGAAAAGCAGCTTAGATCCGAAGGCATCTATGAAGATGAGATGCACCTTATCATCTGGATCAACTACAGCGACAACCCGTTCTTCCCGGCAGTTCTCGAGCAAGAGAGAGCATACGACCAAGCCAACCTGTCTACAGCTCTTTACCGGCACATCTGGCTTGGTGAGTTCTATGATGAGGTTGAGGACACCATCATTCCGGTGGATTGGTTTGAGGCTGCAATAGATTCTCACGTCAAGCTAGGATGGAAGGGCGAGGGCGCTATTATTGCCAGCCACGACCCATCTGACACTGGCGGCGACTCCAAGGGCTATGCAGTGCGTCATGGTAACGTCGTGCTCAATGTTACTGAGAAGGTCACAGGCGAATCAGCAGATGGCATGGATTGGGCGCTGGATATTGCATTAGCTGATCGAGCAGATTACTTTGTATGGGACTGCGATGGCCTGGGCGTAAGTCTCAAGCGCCAAGTAGATGCTGCGCTGGAGAACAAAAAGATTGAATACGTTATGTACAAAGGCTCAGAGTCACCAGAGGATGCAGATGTCCCATACTCTGATGGCGGCACTCAGCGGGCCAAGAGTAACCGGGAGACGTTCGCCAATAAGCGGGCACAGTATTACTGGAGGCTGCGCGACAGGTTTGAGGCGACATACCGGGCGGTGACTAAGGGGCAGTACGTCAACCCTGATGAGATGATTAGCTTGTCATCCAAGATCGAGAAGATAGACCAGCTCCGCTCGGAAGTTTGCCGGATTCCCCTAAAGCGCACAAATACTGGTAAAATACAAATAATGTCCAAGATCGAGATGGCGAAGAAGCCGTATGAGATACCATCACCCAACATGGCCGACGCGCTCATGATGGCAATGTACCGACCCAAGCCTAAGCTGGCAGCGGTCAAGCAAATCAAATTTAAAGGATGGGCGTGATGGCTAAGTACGAATCAGGCGATGACTACGCGATTGACTTCGACAGCCACCAAGCAGTGCTCAATTTGATGTCTGCAGCGCAAGAGGCAGATCACGACAACCG